TTAATAAATCCGACTGTCATCGTATGCCAGATAATCGATATCCAGCGCCGGAACGACCGGGGTATGGTTTTGCAGCCAGGCCAGAAGATGCTGAATGCTCTCTCTTTTGAGTGAATTTTTTGGCCAGACGAGGTAGTAGCCATCCCCCGTCGCGATAGCTTCCCTGAAAGGCAGGCCCAGCAGGCCACTTTTCAGGGCATCAAGCGTGAGATGCAGGTCGGCGATAGCGATGCCGTGCCCGTTCATCGCGGCAATACTTCCCTGTTCAAGGGTATCGAACACCATACCGCTGCTCATATCGAGCCCCGGGAACAATCCTGTTCTTCGCAGCCAGCGCCGCCAGTCACGTCTGTCCGGTGAAGGATGGATCAGATCGCATTGCGGAAGCCGCTGCCGGGCCGGTTCGATAAGTGATGGAGTACAAACCGGGATAAGCCATTCATGAAATAGCAGTTGGCTTTCCGTTGTGTCACCAAAACGCCCATTGCCGAGAAGAATGGCGCAATCGTAGGGCTCAAGATTGAAATCAACGGTGTCAATGTCCATCCAGACGCTGGCAATCTCAACCTGTGGTTTTGCATGGTTGTTGCGAAAAGATCGCAGCACGTCGAGAAGCCATCTCATGGTCAGGGTACTGGGTGCTTTAAGCCGCAGCAGGTGGTTTTCACTACGAAATACCCGGCAGGCCCATTCAATGCTCGTGAAGCTTTCGTTCAGCTGCCCGGCAAGCACTCGCCCGGCTTCAGTGACCTCCACCCGAGGACCTTGCCTTTTGAAAAGCTCGCAGTCGAACCACAGTTCAAGGGTACGAACATGTCTGCTGACCGCGCCCGGCGTAATATTGAGCGTTTCAGCGGCTTTACTGAAGGAGTTCAACCGCGCAGCAACTTCAAACGCACGCAGTGCATACAATGGCGGTAAAGACATAGCGTCCCTTAAATGAAAATTTCATTATGCTAAAACTTGTTCCGGGGCAACGCCAGCAAGTAAATTATGGAGAAACACAATGATCCCCAATATACCGAGTCATATCGATAGGGGTCAAAATCGATATGCAAAAAGCTGCGGACAAACTCGTAGCCATTAGCAAAGATGTTTATCTGAACGGCTGCAACAGCGATTACAAACACCATATATGCGATAAATAGCGGGTATTTATGCAGCCTGTTAACTTTTAGTTTCCCGAGATAAAGAAAGAAAAAAATTGCAACAGATACAACAAAATAGACGATGGCAGGCCAAATGGGTGGATGAAGCGAAAATTCTAATTCTTGTGACATAATCAATTCTCTTTAGCTATCTGGTACATCTGCCACCCCGTAATGCTTCCACTGGTCAAATCCAGCGCCATTGCCGTTTTAGATGCCTCTTGCCAACCGTAGTTCATATCCTGTACGTTCGAGAGCTTGTCGCCGGAGAACAATGTTTTGATCATTTGTTGATACCCTTGCCCAGCCCATTTGCAAGCTCTTCCACTTTTTCTAAGGAAAATCCAAATGAAGTTATCTGCGAAGCTGCCGCAGGGCAATCGATGAAACGGAGATATAAGAATTTACGCGATAATGCAACGCCCTCAACGCATAATGATCGAAAAATTATGGTTGTGCATGGGTCAGGCACGAAAAATAAGATTTGTTGTCAGGAAGGGGGGATTGCAGGCACAAAAAAACCACCTTTCGGTGGTTTCACGACACTGCTTATTGCTTTGATTATTCTGCTTTTTCCCATGGTAGCCGGAGTGGGACTTGAACCCACACAGCGCGAACGCCGAGGGATTTTAAATATTAATCAAAGACAAGTAAAAACAATAAGTTAATTGATAACAACCACTTAAAAATGACAATGGCGGCCATTTATTGCCATTGGTTCACATTTTGCCGCCATTAATTTCACCATCCGACAAGCGATCGTAGGGGTTTAGCGACACAGCAGCCTCTAAGTGATCTGGTGCAAAATGCGCGTACCGCATCGTCATCATGATCGTGCTGTGACCAAGAATCTGTTGCAACACCAATATGTTTCCGCCGTTCATCATAAAGTGACTAGCGAAGGTGTGCCGCAGAACATGTGTACGCTGCCCCTTTGGTAAGACTATGCCTGCACGCTTAAGCGCAAATTTAAATGCGTCATAACATGGTGAGAACAACGCGCCACGTCGCTTAGGCATCCTGTCGAACAACTTTTTAGAAATAGGTACGGTCCTGTTTTTCTTGCTCTTCGTCATCGTAAACGTTACGCGATCAGGCATTAGCTGGGACTGGCGGAGATCCTGCGCCTCACTCCAGCGCGCACCGGTCGCCAGGCAAAGCCGAACCACGCAACCCAAATCTTTATTGTCAGATTCATCACAAGCTGAAAGCAGAGCGGTTATATCGTCGGGGTACAAGAACGCCAGCTCCTGCTCCCCCTCCTTAAAATGCCGAACGCCATCAAGCGGGTTATCTCCCTGCCACTCACCGAGACGCTTCAACTCAGAAAAAACAGCATGTAAATATGATTGCTCACGATTTATCGTCGCCTCTTTTACCTGAGTGCGGCCTTTGGCATTCCACTCGCCAGACAAGCGACGCTCACGATAAGAAGCAAACATGTTTTTATTAAACTCAGTTACCAGTGGATCACCGAGCCTTTCACAAATCGCATTGAGTTTGGAGAGGCGAGAATCACCGGAAGTAAGCGCCTTGCCATGCAGATTATACCAACGCTTAACTAAATCGCTGAGTGCAGGCATATTCACATCGACAGAGACCCCCTGAGCGCGGGTCATTTCCCGACGCTCAAACGATAAAGCCTCACCTTTAGTAGCAAAAAGCTTACGAACGCGTTTTCCATCACGACCAAACGGATAGCACTCACACAGCCATTGACCAGAAGTTTGTTTTCGTACGGTCATTATGGCTTTAAGGTATCGGAACGCGCGTCCGGTACCTCTCCTGTCGTTAAAAAGTTAATGAACTGGAATTTATCCATAATCAGCACGCCTTTGGTTTCAGCTTCTTCCATCTTCTTCGGACCTGCGGCATAACCGCAGCATAATATGGATAGATTAGCTGTAACCCTGCTTCTGACCACCATGCCATTTTCCATCGCAACTTTTTGCAGAGACTTTTTGTCATCAGCACCAAAGCCTGTAAAGCACACCTCTAGGCTACCTTTTTTAGTGATAGTGGATTTTGATTCCGGGTTATTATTTTTCGTTACCCCATCTTTATATGGCAAAAGAGCCCTATACTCATTGGCATAATGCCAACTATCAAAAACCTTAATCACCCGATCACGGCGAAATGAACGAAAGCCAGAAACTGAGTTACAGTACCCACTAATATGTTTCTCAGAATACTTTGGCTTTTCGATATGATAAACATCAATAAAATCTTTCGCATCTATATAAGCAAAAAAGATAGGACCATCAGAATCTACTCGTAGTTTATCAGGAGATCTATAACTCCCTGATAAACCCTCTTTACTCACCTCAGATTCTAAATCCAAAGAAGCATCTGCATAAGAGTCAGGTACCGAACTACTCAATGACAAGAGGTCATTAGATTCTTTTCTAGCCGCAATGAGAATATCCTCAGCGCTTTCTATAATTTGCTTCGCTGTAGCATTGGCCTCATTGATTATTCGTTCAGACAACGACTCACTAGCGATTATTTTATTCCTGACACGCTCCTCCTCATCAACCAATTCAGAGAATCGCCATAATGGCTTAGATTGCTCTACAAGATTATTTAACTCAAGCTTATAGGCATCAGCTATCTTTATTTTTCTTCTCGAAGTGAGGAAGTGATGAAAAAGATAGATGTAGCTCACAATAAAAAATAGACAAAAAACAAGAAAAACCCACACGCCAGAATCACTCATTACGAACACCACACATTTAGAATATCGTCGCTGACACAACGACTGGAAATACACCAAGCAACGGGATGGTATCTGTGTCAATACTTGTATTTAAGTTTATTAACACCAACGGAAAATTGGGATTTAAAATTACAGATGTAAATTTGCTAAGCAAACGACCACCAGGCGATATTATTTAGACACATGCATTTAAAAAACCTATTAATGAAAATTGAATACCAAGCTAATAAAATTCTAAATAACTCACATTAGCCAGCATTTTTTTTCACATCTTGAGAGGATTTAGCGAACGAATCGCTAACCGCCTGCATATTTAGTCGCGCCGCATCATCCATAGCGCGGTAATTTTCGACTAATTTTTGCTCCTCTGTAGTTATGCCTGATACAGGGGTTTTTTGCCCCGTAACCACATACAAGACATCAAGCCCCATCTCACCAAGCAATGAAAGCGTGGAGGCTTTAGGTTCTGATTTGCCAGCCTCATAGTCACAATAAGTTCTAAATGCCACCCCGCCAGCCTTAGCAAAATCCGACTGCGTAAGCCCAAGCCGCTCTCTTTCTTTACGTAAACGCTCACCTATATGCATTTTTTTGCAATCACCAGTTGACTATTTGCAGATTTCTGCAAATAATGTTTCACATAGACACTTAGAAGATCACACTATATCACTATGAAACAACTAGATCATGCACGACCATCCCGCACACCTAAGTGTGTAGCGGCCACAAACACCGTTTTGATACGTCTCACGGACGATGAGAAAGCAGCATTAAGCACGCTGGCAGAGCAAGATTCTCGCTCCATGGCTGCAATGGCTCGCCTTATCTATCTGAAAGGCATCTCGACGCTTAGCATTGAGTAAGGGGCACCATGTCCGGGAATATCACCATAAATATTGAAGTTCCCAGTGCTTACGTCTCACTGGAGATCTATTCACAGATTTCAGGAGTTCCAATGAGAACGTGCCGGCAAATGGTTAGTGACGGCAGAATAATCATCCGCCCCAAGAAAAGGCCGAAGGACAAAGTGGAAGTTAACCTTGTTGCCATGCTCAAAGATGCAATTGCGAACAGTTAATCACGGTGAAGATATGAGTACATTATTCATAGAAGCATTTAACGCCCTGTTACAGCGTTATCATTTCGCAGTTTCCGGCGGATTTACGCGTGAGGAGCAAGCCCGCTTTACCCTGCAAAAGGGACTTGAGAGCGCCGTAATAGTCGCTTACAGCTGTGAGGACACGGATTCCGCTGTTGAATTGCAGATGCACGTTAAAAATCTCGTTGACGGGAATTCAATTCCGAAGCCGATTTAATTAAATAAGTCGTTGTCATCAAGCTAATACATTGCTCAATTATAAGGACTTCATATGAATAAAAAGAAAAAAATGGCCGACGACACGCGCAGCCATTTCAAGTTTAGATACTCAGAACACGGTCAATATCTCGGAATGATAGATGTTAATGCGTCTGAGGTCCTGTTAAGAGCGACATTTCATAAAACTGAATTAGCGCCTGACCAAAGTCACGAGCCATCTCAGGAGTAAGGCTTGTTACAAACAAACCATCAGCAGGAAACACCACATTCTCTTTTAAGTCGTAATGAAAAATAACACCAGCAAAACGACCATTGTCAATAGATTTCAGTTTCAGATCAGCGGGAATGAAATTAGGGATAGGTTTACCTTTTGACATATTTTCCCTTAAAAAATAGGCAATTGTTACACCGCTCATTTCTTTGCGGGTAGGCGACGTAGCGAAAGTACCACAGCGTGCGCCGGACACGCAAAAAACCGGCACCTATTTGAAAGCGCAGCCATATACATGTGAGGGCTGGCGTCTTCACGGATGCGCTTTCAAACAGGTGAACAATAGCGAGGTGCGGAAATGTTAAAAACGTTTATTCCCCCTGCCGCCATGCCATCAGAACAGAAGGTTCACGGACTGGCGAAAGTGGCAGAACTAAAGCGCCAGGTTATGAAAGCCAAGAGCGAGAGAAATGGTGTGCAGGAATTCTTTGAAGGCTTACGACAGTCACGCTACCGGAAATGGATTTATTGCCTTTCGGAGATTTCCTCTGACCGCTGGAATATCCGCTATGAGCATTTAAGCGAAAGAGAAAGATTATCAATTATCAGAACCATGACGGAATTAAGGGATCTGGTTGACGACTTCCCGAAAGAATTAACACTGGAAGACGCAAAAGTAATTTAAACGAACAGTAAACAAAAAAGACGCTTCACCGCGTCGGGCCTCTTATTACCTGAAAAAAGGAAAAAACATGCAGCACATCATGATTGATTTAGAAAGTATGGGTAAACCACCCGCAGCAGCCATTGCAGCAATCGCCGCAGTAGCCTTTGACCCGGAAGAAGGGGTTATCGGTAAACAGTTCTACCAGCGCGTCGACATCAAAAGCAGCGTTGAGCATGGCGGCACCCTCGATGCAGACACCGTTAAATGGTGGATGCGCCAGCCTGCGCAAGCACGCAGCGAGATTGTCAGCGACGACGCCACAGACATCAAACGTGCCATCGGCGAGCTGGGCTGTTTCATTCTGCGTAACAGTCAGCACCCTGACGCCATCCTGTGGGCGCGCGGTACCGATTTTGATATCCCGATCATCACCTCCGCCATGGAACGCATCGGCATTACCCCGACCTGGAAATTCTGGAACGTCCGCGACGTTCGCACCCTGGAGCACGCCGCCATTGCCGCAGGTATGGACCCGCGCACCACAGTGACCTTTGAAGGCCAGAAACACCACGCCCTGAATGACGCCATCCACCAGGCAAAAATCGTTATTCACATCTGGCAAACCCTTATCAAACCGCACCAACAGGAACCGCAGCTATGAGAGCCAGATTATCAGGCCCGCCAGCTGACCGGCGCATTTACACCAAAGCCTCTGCGCTGCTTCAGGAGTTCGACAGAGGCCGGAAGGTGTTCAGCCGCACCAGACAACATGGCTATCTGCATATCAACGTTACCGCCTGGTGGAGACTACTCAGCAAGGATGCAGGCAAGTCATGGCACCTGGTAACGCACGTTACGTTTGAGAAAGAGGTGAAAAAGTGAGCCTGGAAACCGTTCTTCTGATTGTTGCCATCATCGAGATCGCCACACTATATCGCGCAGACTGGGTAAACCATAAACGCCAGATCGTCGCTGATTGCTACGGCATTGACGAGTTTAACCGCCTGCCGCCGTTTATTGTCATGGTGCTGAAATTCTGGATATGGAACGTTAAAACCTTCCTGCGCCGGGAGAGTAACCAATGAACCGCTCCCCCATCAAATGGGCGGGTGGAAAGACCCGCGTCATGCCGGAGCTGCAAAAGCACCTGCCGAAAGCCGACTGCCTGATTGAGCCGTTCGTCGGCAGCGGCACCGTATTCATGAATACGGACTATCAGCGCTATATCCTCTGCGACAGTAATCTTGAGCTGATTAACTTCTTTCGCACCCTGACCACCCGTACCGACGAGCTGGTAGACGCTGCCCGCAAGTCGTTTACCAGGTCACACCCGGACAGCAATGACCGCGTTGTTTATGAGCTGCGCCGCAGAAGATACAACGAACTCACCCGATATACCGGACACGACAGCGAGAATGAGCTGCTCATTGCTCTGCTGTTTCTGTACCTGAACCGCCACTGCTACAACGGAGTGTACCGCGTCAACCGGAACGGCGAGTTTAACGTGTCGTTTGGTGATTATGCTCACCCCTATTTCCCCGAAACCGAAATGCGTCTGTTTGCTGAAAAAGCCAACGACACCAAAGCCATGTTCATTTATGGGGATTTCCGCGACACCATTCCTTCTTCGCTGGAGATCGAACCGGACGCCGCTCTTTACTGCGATCCGCCGTACATCCCGGCCAGTAAAACCGCCAGTTTCACCCACTACGGAAAACCGTTCACGCTGGATGACCATCGCGCGCTTGCCTCCAGTCTGATCGATGCCCATCGCCAGCACAGCACCCGCGCGGTGATATCCAACAGTGATACGCCGGAAACCCGCGTGATCTACTCCGCTTTCAATCTCCACGCCTTCAGCGTTCGCCGTTCGGTCAGCACCAGGAGCCGCGATATGGCCGGAGAAGTGATCGGCGTTCTCCGTGTGTGTAATGGCTGCGGTCGTTCCGGCGGTGGCTTCTGCCCGGACTGTGGGCCTGCAATGGGTGATGCGACGTATGCCGCGATATTCGGGACGGAGCCAGCGCAAAACGCAACCCGCCAGATTTTCTTCTCAACCCCTACAGGAGAAACGCTCTGGGCTGGCTTTGATCCAGCACAAGGGCAAGACATTGGCCCGGAAGAATTCAAGCGTCTGCATCTCAACAGTTGGGAGCCGAAAAAATGAAAACCGTGAAAACCCATACCGGTACCGTTATTACCAAAGGCGGACCAAGGCGCAAAAAGCTGCACGCAACGGAAAAAATGTGGGTAGCTGGCACTAACGAGTTTTACCACAAAGAAACCGGGCGCCGTCATTTTGCGGAGAACACGCGCCGCATACTTCTGCTCGACACCATCAGACCAATCAGTCAGGAGCCCGCCAAATGAGCACCGTAACAGGCGTAATAACGCAGGTTCTTGACCGCTGGCCCGCAGGCAGCAACTGGGTGGTGGAAGTCGAAGTATTTGCCGATGGCCGTTACCACCACGCCGATATCCCGGCATTCACCGAACGCGACGCCAAGGCTATTCAGCGCGGCGATCAAGTCACCATCCCAGCAGAGCCGGACGACGACAACGATTTGCCGAATGAAACTCCATTTTAAGGAAGAGAAAATGACCAGTAACCAGCTAACAGACGAGCGCATTGATGAGTTAACCGATCACGTTGGGGTTTTCACACTGGAGAGAGGTGACGACCTGCGGGATGTTCACACCGCAATGCTGGAGTTGCAGGAGTACCGTAAAGCAGCAGACCAGCCAGCAGCATACCAATACCGCGCATTTGACCCCGAACATGATGAGTGGAGCGAGTGGGAAGACTGCGGGGAATGCGCTTTTGAACAATTTTCCATAGAAGCGCAAATTCCTGATAGCGGGCTTCAAACAAGAAAACTCTACACATCGCCACAGCCAGCACTGGCCGCACCCGAAATCGTCCCGGATTCATTACGGGATGAAATCATAGACCTGTGCGCCGGTTATGAAATCGGAGATCAGGGTGCGCAGGAGATTTGGGAAGCCTGCCGCGCCGTCATGCTCAATGGTGGCAAGCCATGATCATCTACATAGCCGGGCCTATGACAGGCCTCCCAGACTTTAACCGCCCCGCCTTCTTCCGCGCTGCTGAAGGAATAGCTGCCAGCGGCCATCAGGTACTGAATCCAGCCACATTCCCGGACGGGTTAACACAACACCAGTACATGGATATCTGCCAGGCCATGGTCAGAAGTGCTGATGCCATTTTTCTGCTTAACGGCTGGGAGAACTCGCGCGGTGCGCTCGCTGAATTGCATCAGGCCCGCAAGCTGAGGTTGCTGATCATCCATCAGAAACCAGCCATCACTGACACCACCCTGACAGACATCAACTCCGGCTGGTTACGGAAACTCTGATTATGACCACACGCAAAAACCGCTTGCAAGACCTGATGACCGGGCGCTATATTTCCCACGCAACCGCAAAATCGGTTGTCGGGCATTCCACCCCGGATTTCACAATAGCGCACAACCGCGCCAGCGGTTTTTTTGTGTGCGACGCACGGCCACATCTTTTTCGCATTATGGTGGGGCGTGCAGGGCAGCCGAAAGGCTGGCCGGGTTCTATTGTGACCGGTAGTGGAATCCCTGTACGTCTCACCACCTATGAGCATTCCACCTCTGGTGGTGAGTTATCAAAACTCACAATAGAGGATGCCAGCCTATGGCAAACCGCAGAACGCGCGCGGATATTATCCGCAGCAACAACCAAACAGAAATCAACCGCCGCCTGTACCGCGCCCATACTTTGGCGCACTTCCTGCAATTCGATCTCAGACACTCAGAATACGGCCCAATGCCGTTATGGCTGCCACACGTCATCAGCTACCTTGCCGATGATATTTGCGACGTGCAGCAGCTGCTTAACAAGAAAAACAAATCTTAACTTCACCAATGCGCCTACCCGTGCACCCTGCACGGGAGGCATTCGCACGCACGTTAACCAGAGAAAAGCCGCATGAGTGAAGTTAAGCGCGGGTGCCATGTGCCCCACATCATATTCCATTCAGTCTTTATCTCTGAGGGTCTCACTGCCAGGCTACTTATCGATCTAGGTAAGATTTCCCTCTTCTTCGTCGTCTTCATCATCCCAGAAAGGGTTGTGTTTGGGTTTTGGGGGTGGAGGTGGATTGCGGGGGATATCCAGCATATTGAATTCACCACTATCACGGAGTTTTCGTACCTCTGGAGTAGCAAAAACAGAAGAGTAGCCGCGAAAAATCTCAAGATCATTGAGAATATCGACAAGGCCGATGCTACGAAGAAATTTACTGGCCGCAGCAAAGCTATCAAGCCCCTCGGCGTACAGCGTTCGGTAAATGAAACCACTGTGATAAATCGCGATAGTGTATTCCGTGCCACCCCATGGGTGAGTGCGGTATTCATCCAGCCATTTAGTTATTTCTTCATCGTATTCAGGTCGCTCGCACTCACGAGTATAGCGGTGGTCCATGGTTGCATATTCCATTTTGATGCTCCTTCGCATCTTGTTATAGCAGGGGGCGCATTATGAGCACTGCTGCCAAGACCTCGCAAGCATGGGCGTATATCTGGAACTCACCAGGTTATGATGTAGCCACAGCGAACGGTGTACCAGCAACCACGAAGGATGTTGGCGCAGCAGTCACCAACACTCTGGCTACTCCGCTTGCTGGTATTGAATACAAAACACCAGATGGAGGGAGCCGAATACTCCCCCCTGACGAAATGATAGATTTTTGCCCCCCATCTGTGGGCCTCGTTGAGAAGGAGATGCTGACCAAGCAGAAGCGCGAACATTATTTACGCCGCCGCCTCCAGAAGCTTCCCACCTTTATTCGCCGCCGCTTTGCCGCACGACTTGAGGCACTGGATAAGCAGGATCCTTCACAAGCGTTACAATGGCTACTTGGAACCTTTGAGCGACACGTTCTACGGCGCGTAGATGTTGTCAACTCACAGTATTTACCGCAGACCATCCTGCCAGCCATCCTGTTACCACTCAGGGATGATTTTCATTTGCTACCGTGGGCAGACAAAAAACGCCTGAAACGACTGGCGTACAAGCTTGCAAATCTGATGAAAAGCGAGTTTATGCGCGAGTTTGATTTCCAGTACGCGCAGACAACTGACCCTGAGCTCTCAACGCTCTACGCTTACGGCTATATCGCCAGTAAAGCCAATGTGCTGAACATTCCGATACCGGGATGGAAACAGTACTGCAAAGAAGAGCTGGAAGCCGAAGATGCCCTTCGCGCTATCGCTCGCCTCCAGGCTGAAAAATGGTGGCTGAATAAACTGCGTACCATCCATGACCGCTGGCGCGAGCACCTGATGATCGCTGCGGGCTACGTCAGCAAAGTAGCATCACCAAAGTGCTCCGAACCCTGCCTTAAGGAGTGGCTGGCGCAGCGGAAATCGAACTTTGAATACCTTCAGGCGATGGAACTGGAAGACCAGGACACCGGCGAGCGAACATCACTGCTGGATAAGGTGCTGGCGAGTTCAGCCAACCCGAGGATTGCCAGGCATGAGCTGGTCGTGCGTACGCGCGGCTTCGAAGAGCTCGCAAACGAAATGGGCCTTGTCGGCGTGTTTTACACGCTGACCGCGCCATCGTCATTTCACTCGATCCATATCCACAACGGCAGACGAAACGACAAATACAACGGCGCAAACCCCAGACAAACACAGAAATACCTGTGTAAGGTCTGGTCCCGCGTTCGCGCCGCCTGGCTTCGCCGTGGTATTCGCACATTTGGGATCCGCACAGCGGAGCCGCACCACGACGCCACCCCACACTGGCACTTAGTGTTGTTTTTCCGCCCGGAAGAGCTGGAGTGGGCCACGGATATTTTCAGGCACTACGCCCTCCAGGTGGACGGCACAGAACCGGGCGCCCAGGAGCGCCGCTTTGAATTCGAACTGATCGACAAAAAGCGCGGCGGCGCCACCGCCTATGTCATCAAATACATCTCAAAAAATATCGATGGCTACGGTATGGATGGCGAGTTGGACCACGACACAGGGAAGCCTATCAAAGAGGAGGCTAAGCGCGTCAAGGCGTGGGCCTCTCGATGGAAGATCCGCCAGTTCCAGCAACTGGGCGGCGCTCCCGTCACCATATGGCGCGAATTGCGCCGCCTGCGGGAACCCGTAGCGAACCCGGATATCGAGCCAGCGCGCGTCGCAGCGGATGAATCCAAATGGCAGGGATATGTCACCGCTCAGGGCGGCCCCTTCGTCGCGCGCGATAGCCTGCGAGTTCGCCTCACCTATGAGGTCACCGAAGACGGCAATGACTACGGCGACACAGTTACCCGCGTCAAAGGTATCTTCTGCCCGCTTGCGGGCAGCGAATCCACCATTCTCACCCGCACTAGAAACTACAAGATAGTGCCGAAGCGGAAACCAGCACCGGTTGTTGATCCTTTGACTTTACCAGGTCGCCCCGCGACCCCTTGGAGTTCTGTCAATAACTGTACGCGGGATCCTCTGGCGGGCACCAGAACAGGTGCAGAAACAGGTGACGGACCGTACTGCCCGATCAATCTCAGCAGCATAACGAAGCAGGAGCGGCGAGAAATGTCGCAGCGCATCCGCGACGAATCCCGACCACCACCAAAACGGGAGAGCATCCGCCAAAAACTGGCCGCCAGCAGTACAGGCAACAGGCACGATCGCGCCCTTATTGATGCGTTCGCCGCTGCCGCAGGGCTGAGGCTGGAGCCGTGGGAAGTTGAGGCGCTACTGCGCGGTACCACGCTGAACATTGGCGACGGTGAAGCCGTGCGACTGCGGGACGGAAGAATCGAACCGATAAGCGCATCGCGCTCGCCGTTCTGGTAGCCAGCGGCACCAGACAGGCACTTTCATCTGTGCTGGCCATTCCGGCAGACACAGACAGAAAACGAACCTGCAGCACAGCAATTTATGACTATGGGGAACGGATGAGTTATCTCGGAAGCAAGGCCGCAAGCGGCGTATATCAGAAAATCATCGCGGAAATGCCGCCGCACGACACCTACATTGAAACGCACCTGGGTGGCGGTGCCATCATGCTGCGCAAGCCACCGGCCAGGCACAATATCGGCATTGATAAGGATGGGGACGCGCTAACGAATTTCATAGAGCGTGAGGGGTACGGGCAAATCCCCAACCTTCAACTGGTGAACTGTGACGCAGTGGATATGCTGGAAAGGTTTTTCCTCTACCCACCCGCTGCGGGCAACCGCGTATTGCTGTACGTGGATCCACCATACCTTCATGAAACCAGAACCAGCAACGCACGATACCGCTGTGAATATCAGATTGCAGACCACGTGCGCCTGCTCACCCTTCTGAAATCCCTGCCACCCGAAATCAGGATCATGCTGTCCGGCTACCCGTCGCAGCTCTACGACGATCTTTTATCGGACTGGCGCAGCATCACCTTCCAGGCCATGACGCGCGGCGGTGTCAGAACGGAACAACTCTGGATGAACTTTCTGCCAGGAGAAAAATTTACAACGGCGTTCGCCGGTACCGACTACATCGACAGGCAGCGTATCAAACGAAAGGTACAACGCTGGAAGCGTAAGTTTCAGGCGCTGCCTGCCATCGAGCAAAAAGCCATCATGGAAGCATTATCAGGCACAGACAATCAACAGCAGCAATAAGGTGAGAAAACATGAAAGCCAGCTATATCAGTTATTTCGAGGGCTATAACGCCATAGGCAATGTTGTCTTTAACGGCAATGGCTCCGTGACAGTGGAGTTCGACCCCGACGAGGGCATTGACCCAAAAGAGTTACTTAATAAGCACGCCGAGTGCCTCCTTAAGGTGGCGCAAGAAAAAAACGGTCGCGTCACGCGGGTTGTCATTAAAAACATATCGCGATTGTGATCATTCCCAAGAGAACTACTTAAAGAGCAAAAAACGGGAACGATATAGAAAAATCAGCAACCAGCCGGACGGCTAATCCATCATTTTTCTGTTTCGTTCCCAAAAACGACATTTAAACGGCTTTTTCATACCTGTATAAGGAAAGAAACACGATGAAGATTTTTATTGATGACGGTTCCACAGCGATCAAGATGGCCTGGCAGCTGAATGGCGCAATGCAGACGCTGGTCAGCCAGAACAGCTTTAAGCCGGAATGGTCCACGCCGTTCGGCAACCAGACACCGGCCAACTATCTGATCGACGGCGAGCGCTACTCCTTTGATCCGGTCAGCCCGGAAGCTATCCGCACCACCAACACCCGTTACCAGTACAGCGATATTAACGTGGTCGCCATCCATCACGCGCTACTGCAAACCAGCATCGCGCCGCAGCCGGTCGATGTTGAGGTGACCCTGCCGCTGGGCGAGTACCTGGATGAACATAATCAGCCGAACATGCAAAACATCGAGCGCAAGAAGCGCAACGTCATGCGCCAGGTCATGCTCAACAACGCCGAAACCTTCGCTATCCGCAGCGTGCGCGTATTGCCGGAATCCATCCCGGCAGGCTTCGATGTGGTGAAAGACCTGGACGAACTGGACTCCCTGCTGATCGTTGACCTGGGCGGCACCACGCTGGACGTGTCGCAGGTACGCGGCAAATTCACTGGCATCACAAAAACATTCTGTGACCCGGACATCGGTGTTTCGCTGATTACCGAAGCGCTAAAAACTGCACTGGACGCTGCCAATACGCGCGCCAGCAGTCTCTTTGCTAACGACCTGATCCACCACCGTAACGATCCCGCATACCTGCGCAGCCGCGTAAACGACACCGCGCAGGTCGCCGCCATTCTGGCAACGCTGCGTGAGAAAGAGCTGCAGCTCTGCCGCCGCGTGCAACGCACTATTGAGCAGTTTTCCGGTTACTCGCATGTGATGGTGATTGGCGGCGGTGCAGACATCATCATTGATGCGGTATGCGAAGCCACAGCCATGCCGCAGGAACGCGTGTTCCGCACCGCTAACCCGCAACTGGATCTGGTGACAGGCCTTTATCAGATGGGTACGCCATAATGAGCACGCCGAACCGCAAGATAAGCTTCTATCTCAAGCCTGAACACTCCCGCGCTGACAGGGTGGCCGACGAAATGCTTGACACCCTCCCCGTCAAAGCACGCGGCAACGCCTGCCGGACTGCCATGCTTGCCGGCATGGCGCTCATGCGCCAGGACGCGCGACTGCCTGGCCTGATCGCGGAATTGTTCGATGAAACCGTCACCATAGACCAGATACGCCAGCTCATGCGCAGTATCTTTCCGGATGAAGATTATCACACAGTGAAGGTCTGCCGGGACGCCGTACCGAACGCTCAGCCACTGGGCCCGGCAGGCGCCCCCATCTCAACAGAGGATAGACAACGGGAAGACAGTGCCCGTATCACGAAACAAAATGCGAGAGATCTGTTTCCGCTGTAAGTATTAAGCATTAATTTTAAAACGACCTGCCGCCTGCCCGGGCGTGTACTCCGGATACGGACTTACACAGGCAGGCAGCAAGTCAGATTTTCATCTATATTTTAATTTCTTTGCTAACCCAGGGAGGATATATGAAATATGCACCAACATTTATTTGCGCAGGGCTGGTGATTGCCGGCGCAGGGCTGGCTTTTAACGGTATGGCAACGACCACCCACCAGTGCAGGCACTCAGCAAACGTGAAGATGGGAGCCACCAGGCAATGCACCGCACCCGCCAGAAGCGCCGGCCCGACCCATTTCCATTTATCGCCTGGTAAACTCGCCAGGGGACACCAGTACAGGTGTGACTTCTTTTCAGCACCAGGTACCACCTCCCTCAATTATCAACTGACTCATTTTCCGATCGGGGCCACCTATAAAGCTTTTACACCCGACAACCGCCCCGCTTTGAACGACAGTTTCCCTCTTACGCTACAAATTGACACGACCGATATGAGGCCTTCGGATGCAGAACTGAATTTTGCTTACGAGGTTTCCCCATCTGATATACCCGCCCGCATTACGGCACGATGCTGGCAGACCAGGTAAAAAGCACCCTCCCCTTATTCATCTCAGCATGCACACGAGATGAGACGAAGCTCTGCAATCGCATAGGCTCAGAGGGGAGGTGCAGAAAAACCCTCCCGTACATTCAACGTTTAACTTGCTGTAAGTAATCATTTCCCGCCATTTTCTGTACTGCACACTACAGCTACCAGAGCCCACAGCACAATCGATTTAAACGTTTGACGTTCTGTGGTTCCCGTTACTAAACACATGGATTAAGGTCCACCGCATCCGTATGAGGTAACAGTGAAAATGAACGAATCAGGCAAGTTGGTATCCATCCGAAGTGTTTTAACCCATGAGTACCTGACGGCAGACGGTAATAAGCTCCGTCGTTCGCGTGAGCCCTATGGCTGGCATGCTATTTGCGAAAATATAAATGAAGGCATCGCTGCCTATTTCTGGGTTGTTCTTGATGGTACGGAGTATTATTTACAGCCTGCTGATGAGCCTGTTGTTGAAAATTCAGTGCCCGCCATTATCGGCGTGGAGGCTATTGAGCTTATTCTTTCTGATGCTGGCGGCAGTGACGGGTCTTTTAACATAACGGATCCAGTCAGCCTGCTGGACTTAGCAATTGCAAAAGATCATGAAACGCCCATGGCACCAATTAACGATCCGGCACATAAGTCGCAACTCTCATTCAGAGGGGATTTGATAAAAGGAGGCGCAGACAACCCACACATCCGATGGATTATTGAACCCTTTAACGGATAGTCCATGAGACTTATTGTCAGGCAGCCATCAGGCTGCTTTTTTTATGCGCACTCCGGGGTTATCGGGATATTTCAGGCTAAATGATCTGACGCCAATAGGGTATACCCCATACCCGACGGACGCCCCCTCTGCGCATTTTTATTTGCAACGGTTTATCGTCATGGCTGAGGCGGAGCGCAACGCAGTGAGCACCGAACAGCCATGACGCTAAAGCGGAACAGGCGCAATTTCGTCACCTGCACACTTTTGCACGTCTTAAGTGCAAGGATCTGCAAGGATCATTTTACGATTAAATGACCGCGAGTCCCTTGCTGGGCGGGCTTTCCCTGTCATATGCAGACTGCACGATTTTTTATGCATTTACTAAAAGGGGCCGGTTTGGCGGGGATCTCGCGGCGGCGGTTCTGGCTTAGAATCAACCCGGAAACACTGGCAGAAACAGCAGGGCCCCGATTGAAAAGACATGACCGAGTACCGCTACGATTTTGAACCCGGCACAGGCCGTTTCATGACGTTTGACGGGGTGTTTTACAAGGCGAAAAATTAACCGCAATAGTGGCAGAGAATAGCAATTTGAATTTTTATTCAAATAAGTACTTAGGAATGTGATGACGAAACACACACAGGATGCTAACCTGAGGTGCCTGAGAAGGATTCTGCTTTATAGGTGGATCGCCATTACGTAAGAATTGACGTAATAGACCCATAACCAGCAGATAAACGGTGTTAACAATGAGCGAGTGGATTGGTGTTGATTTTGATGGGGTGCTGGCGACCTATAACGCCATGCAGGGTAAGCAGTTGGGCGAGCCGGTCAGCGCCATGATTCAGCGGATCAGGTCGTGGCGAAAGGATGGAAAAGAAGTCCGTATATTCACGGCAAGAGCTGGCGATCCAGCACAGAAGAAGGCCGTCACCGACTAGCTCAAAGAGAATGGGCTTGCAGGCCTCACAGTAACCAATGTGAAAGATTTCGGTATGGTGGAGCTATGGGATGATCGCGCGGTGCGCGTAAGGAAGAATACCGGCAAAGCCTGCACGGGTTGCCGGTCGAATGGTCTTAGTCTCGAAACGGACTGTTAGCGTCAGCCTTTCCACCCGGCAGAACGTACTCATTAAACTGGATAACCTCAATCCCCAGCCAGTCATTAAGTTCCCGCATGCGCTCCTGCAGCGGGACCAGCTCATTACGCACGAACACCTCGCTGGCATCCGTCACGCTGCCAAAACCGCCGGTATTGTTGGGGATTATCCCCATCAACTGCGGCGGGACGCGATGCACACTCAGCTCGTCATCACGCGACGTGCTTTTCACGTTAAGAAACTCATCCTTTGCTGCCATCTGTGCCAGCGGCAGGATCTGCAACCCCTCCTTGCTGCCGTTCGGCGCATACAGGAACATGCTTTTGAAGTTACCACGGCCCTTACCGGACTCTATCGCTCCCTTGATGTTGTCAATGTCGCTCTGATTCTGCACGGCATCCGTCAGGTAAAACACCGATCCCATGAACGTGCCATTGTCATAATATTTGCGGCGAAACAGGGTGGCTGACTCGTTCAGGAGTATGCTGTTGACGCCGCACAGGTACTGCGGCAAACCGTAGACTTCCTGAAACAAATCGGGTTCCAGCAGGTGGAAAACGCTATCCTTCGCGAAAATGTAATACCCTTCGGCGCTGATCTCATCCCGCTGCAGAGAATAATACATACCCGGCTTGACGCCGCGACGAACAAGCAGCGCCAGCGCCCTCCGCAGCACCAGTGGCTCACCAAGCATATTCCGGCGCAGCTCAAGATATCCGTTTCCGTATACCAGGTAATCAAGCGCCCACGCGTTGAACTCCTTGCGGCTTAGCAGCGGGTGCGGAATGAATGTACTCGCCAGAATATTACGCTTAACAAACAGCGCAGAGCCGTGATGCGGCGTCGCCCTTGACAGTCTCGCCAGCCCGTCAAAATCAACCGGCGGCTCATACCATATGCCGTTGCCGACACACTCCAGGCACTCCATGATCATGCCATAGTTCAGCACCGGCTCAGGCTCACCAAATGTTAGCATTTGCACGCCAGGCGCTTTATTTTCTGTCACCATCAAATTCTGCTGGTTACGTTTTCGGTTACGCTTGCTCACCCAATCACCTCGAAGCGGAATGTATTGTTTGCCGTGCTACCTTCCAGCGGCTCGTTAAATAGTACGTGCATCACAGCCCAGGCGAGATCCGCATGACCGACGGCAGCGGAACGGCTGGCAGCAAACGTCGCCTGCCTGCCACTGCTGGTCATCACTTTTCTGATTGCCATGAAAGACTGTGCGATGTCGGTATGCCCGGCATCGAAAGCCAGGCGTCCGTGACGAATGACGTTGCGCGCCTTGTAAACCATGTTTGCCTTCATCTCCAGGCTGTACTGGAGGCGGCGGGCAGCAGGAAAGAATTTCGATACCAGCTGCCAGACCGCATTACCAATCCCTGTCACATCAATCGCGATATGCTCAACGTTGTAGCGCTCCGTTATTCCCTTTATCGCCGCAGCCTGCCCCTCATAGTCATCACCCGGCCAGCGGTGGCGCTCAAGTACGCGGAATGTACCACCCGGTGCTGCTGGCGGCGCGACTACCACACACCCGGCACTGTCGCCACCCTCACCACCGCCGTTCGGGTCGTAACCCACCCATACCGGGCGATAGGTGAACGGACGCAGCAGCAGCGGCTGATAATCCGGCCACTCTTCCCACGCATCCACCATGCAGCGCTTAAGTTCTTCAAACGGGAACACCGACGTGCTGTCGTCAATAAATTCGCACATCAGCAGGTTGCGGAATTCTTCCGGCGGATATTCGAGTCGCAATTGCTCCAGCTTCGCCTTTTTAAAACCCCGCGCTATCGCGTTTTCAATCGTGACCACCTGGCGCAGCTGCGCATCCGGGCAGACCCGAAAATCAACCAGTGAAGCAGGCTCCACATCCAGCTCGATATGCTCATCTTTCGGACGACCAAGGTTAAACGCCTCGCCAGACCAGAAGGTATAAGCCTCATGCGTCAGCGTGGAGGGAGTGGAGAAATAGGTTTGACGGTATCCATCCTGCATTGCCATACCGGACGCCACTTTGCGCAGCGTCTGGAACTTTGGCACCCAGAAATACTCATCGAAATACAGGTTGCCGCTGTAGCTCTGCGCCGTGCGGGAACTGGTACCAAGAAAATGCAGCTGCGCGCCGTTCGGCAGTCGAATCGGGTCACCGCGCAGATCAAGATCAGCCTCAAGCGCAAACTGAATGATGTAGTTTTTGAAGACGTGGGCCTGCGACTTACTGGCTGACAGAAATATCTGCGTGCGGCCGGTTATCATCGCATCAAGCAGCGCTTCACGGGCAAAGTACCAGGTCGCCCCTATCTGGCGCGACTTCAGAATGTTGCGAATACGAATGTCGGTATTATTGCCGGCGACGTACCATAATTTCTGGTAGTCGTAGATGGTCTCAAAAAAAACAGTTTGTAGTTTTTCGACCTGCGCCTCGGTGAACGCATTGACCTTTGGCGGCTTACGTTTACCACTGTGCCGGCGCTCAACGCTCGGATTCAGGTCAGCCTCTTTCCCCGTTTCGTCGTGCTTCCTGATCCGCGACTGTCTTTCCATTTGACGGCTGAGCGTATCGGCCTCGCGTAAATCCGAATCCGTCAGCTCAGCCTTTGCCATCAGGCGACAATAGCGCTCCGACGTAGTGAGTTCAGCCCGCGCCAGCGGCGTGTAGTCTTCCCACTTATCGCGGCGCTTCCAGCTGTATAACGTATTGGGTGTAACGCCCAGCAGGCGGGAAATATACGTGAGTTTATAGCCCTGCCAGTAATACAGCATGGCCTGACGACGGGGATCGAGATTCTCAACAGCAATATCGGTATTCATGGCGGCAGACTAACCGCGCGCCTGACCGCCCGGCACCGACTTTTTGTTGTGTCAGCCATGGCACAACAAGAAGTTATTGCCCATTTCCACGGCCTGCCGCGACCATAGCGAAAAACTCACCACAACAGCGAGCCACGCCATGGGCAAAAAGTCAAAGTTCGTTCAAATCTGCGTCGAAGGCGCTACCAGCGACGGCCGAAATGTCAGTCGCCAGGATATTCAGGATATGGCGGATACATACGATCAGCGCATGTATAACGCACGCGTCAACATCGAGCATTTTCGCGGACTGCTGCCAAACAGCCCATTCAAGGCCTACGGCGATGTCACCACCGTAAAGGCGGAAGAGATTCAGGAAGGCCCGCTCAAGGGCAAGCTGGCATTGCTGGGGCAAATCGATGCCACCGACGATCTGGTGGAATTAAATCGCGCCCGCCAGAAAGTGCATACCAGCATCGAATACAACCCGAACTTTGCCAAAACCGGCAAGGCATATCTGACCGGCCTCGCAGTGACCGACAGCCCGGCAAGCCTTGGCACGGAGATCCTCCAGTTCTGCGCCGGTGCCGCCAGTAACCCGCTGGCGCACCGCAAGAGCGACCCGGCCTGCCTGTTTACCGCGTCAGAAGAAATCACCTTCGAGTTTGAAGATGCGCAGGAAGACAAGCCGAATCTGCTTTCCCGCGTCAAAGAGATGCTGTCCAGCCGTGACAAAGGCCACAAAGATGACATGAGCGATATCCAGAGCACTATCATTCTGATGACTGAAAACCAGCAACAGCAATCGGAGAAGCTGGGCCAGATCGACACGTTAACCCAGGCCGTGACGCTGCTGACGGAGAACCTCGATAAGCAGCAGAACACGCTAACCGGGCTAATGCAGAAACTGAGCACTACCGACGCCGACAACCAGACCCGCCAGCTTGCTACCGGCGGAAAAACCGAACTCGAAACCGACTGCTGAGAGCGAAACTATGAGCCCGGAAACACAAGCCGCCCTTGATGGCTACCTTACCCGTCAGGCAAAACTTAACGGCATAACCGCCGCCGTAATCTCGGCAGGCAAAAAATTCAACGTTACGCCGGCAGTGGCGCAGCGTATGGAAAAGCGCATGCAGGAAAGCAGCAGCTTCCTGCTGGCAATCAATATCGTGCCGGTTGTTAACCAGCAGGGCGAAAAAATCGGCCTCGGTGTCAATGGCCCCGCAGCGGGCACCACTGACACCACAAAACAGGATCGTACCCCGCGCGATATCAGCGACATGACTGCCGCAGGTTATTACTGCCAGCAGACCAACTTCGATACCCTGCTGCGTTACGAAAAAATCGACATGTGGGCCGCATTCCCTGACTTCCAAATCATTCTGCGCAACAGCATCCTGCAACGCCAGGCGCTGGACCGCATCATGATTGGCTGGAACGGGACGCACCGTGCCAAAACGTCCGATATTACCGCCAACCCACTACTCCAGGATGTCGGCGTTGGCTGGTTGCAAAAATGTCGCAACGATGTGCCGGAGCGCGTAATGAGCGGCGGCGCAGACCCGACAAAAGTCGTGATCGGAAAGGGTGGCGATTATGAAAATATCGACGCCGCCGTGATGGATGCCGTCGACCAGCTTATTGCCCCATGGTACCAGGACGATCCAAAACTGGTTGTGATCTGTGGTCGCCAGTTGCTGGCGGATAAATACTTCCCGATCGTCAACCAGCAACAACCGAACAGCGAAGCGCTGGCGGCAGATATCATCATCAGCCAGAAACGCATCGGTGGCCTGAAAGCGGTGCGCGTACCGTACTTCCCGCCAAATGCGCTGATGATCACGCGTCTGGATAACCTGTCCATCTACTGGCAGAAGGGCACGCGTCGCCGCCACATTGAAGACAATGCCAGACGCGACCAGATCGAGAACTACGAATCAGTCAATCAGGACTATGTGATCGAGGATTATGACGGTTGCTGCGTTATCGAGAATATCGAGATGACCGCAACTCCACCTGAAAGCAAGCAGACTGCGGAAAACGACGCGGTGGTTAAAGCCATGGAAACCATGACATCAGTCATCACCAGCGCCATTGTGCAGGCTCAGCAGCCCATCCCGGCAGACATGAGTTCCCGCACGCCCCTTCCGGATACCGACCCGGAGAAGCCAGCGTACAGTCAGCTACCTGTTGCAACCGGTGACGCGCCCGCAGGGCCACTCTCGCAGGAAGATGGCATGAAGCCAGACCAGGAAAAGGCGGATGACACCGACGCTGCCGCTGTAGCTGACGCTGGGAATAAAGAAACAACAGATCCGATGGATGATGCTGACAACACCTCGAAGAAGGTCAAAAAGTGATGACGCCAGCCCGCAGGCACTTTCTGCGCGAGAGTGCCTGCGGTATCACCGACATCGGCGGGGAGACCCGGCTCAGCGAAGGGATGCGCATGCTGATGCTGCGTAAGCTGGAAGAGGATAAGCGAAGCCTGCTGCGCGTACAGAGCAGACAACGCCGCAAGGATTTTAAGCGCAAGGTGCTGAATGATTACTTCCCGTGGATAGATGGCGTGATGCGTTCAGGTAAATCCACGCAGGATGATGTGCTTGTAACGGCCATTGTCTGGCTGACCGATATCGGAGAGCCGGTACGCGCCCTGCCACTGGCGGCGTACGCGCTGAAGCATGGTATGACGCTACCCGGCTTTAACCGATCGTTACCAGCCATCATCGCGGAAGAGATAGCGGAAGCCGAGCAGCTGAAGCACGACCTGTCGGAGCCGCTGAATTTATCCGTACTACAGCAGGCGCTGGAAATAACAGAGCCTTACGACATGCCGGACGAAGCGCGCGCAAAACTGTACAAAGTGCTGGGTTACGCACTGGAGCAGAACGGCGAGGCGCAAAAAGCCAAAATGGCATTTGAACAGGCGCTGCGCATGCATTCGCGCGCTGGCGTAAAAAAAGACCTTAACCGCCTGAAGAGGGTGGAAACATAACGAACCCCGCACCAAGGGCGGAACAGCGGCGGCACCACGCATCGCAGATGCTACGGCAAAGCCGCTGTCCCCCGCCCACCTTGAGGCTGATGTAATGAACGGGTTTATTGCTAATGAAGAACTTGGGCCACAACCCGTCATCAAAAACGGGACATTCTGGCCGGAGATTAATGTAAATAAGTTCGCTGTAGCCATGCGCCTTGATGGTACCACCAGGGCGGAGCGTCTGCGTGATGCGCTTGTCGCCGCCATGGTGAACGTTAACCGCGAGCTGATGCCATGGCGCGCCAGCCAGCAATCCCTGGGTTATTCAAGCCTGGCAGACGTGCCTTTCAACGATCCCGTTGATGATGAAAATCCAAAGGTGCACAACTACCGCCGGGCGGTGTACTGCATCGCCAAAGCCAACCTGACCGAGCGGTACCGCGATTTTGACGCCACCGCCAAAGGTGACCGCCGCGCCACGCAGCTGGAAACAGAGATTGCCGATCTCTGGCGGGATGCACGCTGGGCCATGCGGGAGCTGCAGGGTCTGAATCACAACACCGTGGCGCTCGTCTGATGAAACTCGTCGCGCAGCAGCGGGAAACTGTCGAAATGATGTGCCTGCGTTACTACGGTAAGACTGCGGGTGTGACAGAGAGCGTCCTTGAGGCCAATCCGGGACTTGCAAACCTTGGGATATTTCTCCCTTACGGACATCAGGTAGAGATGCCGGATCAGGTTCCACCTTCTGCCAGTGACACTGTTCAACTCTGGGATTAAAGAGGAAATTGTGAAGAAAGCCACCCGCTACACCCTCACCACCGCACTGCTCACGCTACTTTCGGGCTGCGCCGCCGTTTCGTTTACTCACGCCAGCGGCTCGGGCGGTCAGAGTGTCACCAATGCAGAAGTTCAGCCGGATAATACCGTAGTCATGACCTATCCGAACGGTTCCGCCTGCATTGATACCAACCCTGGCGAAAGCCAGACCTGCGGATCGAGAGGTCGGTAATATGCGCACGCTGACGCTATGCCTGCTTCTGTCATGTCTGCTTACCGGCTGCGTTTCTCAGCGCTATGTCGGCGTGCAAATAACCTCAACCGAACCCATGAGTTTCACCCGCGTGATCGTCAACGGTAACGCCGTTGTGCTGTGTCGGGTGGGTAACCAAAAGAGAGCACCATGAAGAAGACTTTCGCATCAATTCTTGCCGGACCGCTCCACTACACCACTCTGCTATCTCTTTTGTGGGATGAACCCGCAACAGCAGAGCCAGTGCGTCATAGAGGAGAGCGCAACCCATGCTGAAACCGCAACTGCTGCGCAAAACGTTAATGGAAGCCGTGCCAGAGTTCAGGAACGACCCGGACAAGCTCCATATTTTCATTGAGCGTGGAAATATCATTTCCACACTGGCCCCTTCATTGTCTCATGAATACCAGTACACGCTGAGTCTTGTCGTAACAGACTTCGGCGGCAGTGTTGATAGCGTCATGGTGCCGATACTGAGCTGGCTGCGACGCCATCAGCATGATGGCATGGCAAACCCGGATTTACGGGAAGAGGCATTCCGCTTTGAAGTGGATGTTCTCAGTCATGAAAGCTGCGATATCGAGATAGCCCTGCATATCACCGAGCGCGTGATCGTTAAAGAAGAGCCCGGCGGCATATTGCTGGTTGGTCATCGTGACGAGCCCTTCACAGATTACGACAATCACGGCCCGTTCAGCCTTGCTGACGATCCGATAAATGCACGCTGGACGGTCTGATCATGCTGAGCGATAACTTCCATCTACTTGATGCCAGCATGCAGGGACTACTCAATACCCTGACCCCGGTCAGCCGTAAGCGCATGAACATGCTGATCGCCCGCGAACTACGCCGGGAGAACCAGAAGCGCATCGCTCAGCAGAAAAACCCGGACGAAAGCCCGTTCGCTGCCCGCAAACGCCTGCGCGATAAAAAAGGCCGCATTCGCCGCACCATGTTCTCAAAATTGAGATCTTCAAAGTATATGAAGGCGGGTGCCACACCGGACGAAGCAGCCGTTTTCTTCACCGGCCGCCAGGGCTATATCGCCAGAACGCATCAGTTGGGGCTGGAAGACAGCGTGAGCCGCAACGGGCCCCGCGTCAAATATCCGGCACGCCGCCTGCTCGGATTTGGTACCGACAGCATCCGCAGCGTTGAGAACCAGATACTCACCCACCTTGGCAAACACCTGTAGCACGCAGCGTGAGGCATCCAGTGAACGAACAGATAGCGGAAATCCTGCGACTCATCCACAACCTGATCAATATTGGCATTGTCAGCGAGGTCAGGGGTAATAAATGCCGGGTGCATGTCGGCGGAGATCCGGACAGAGCCACGGACTGGATTTCATGGCTGGCCATGCGTGCCGGCACAGCGAAAACCTGGTGGCCGCCATCACCGGGCGAACAGGCTGTTTTATTTGCCATCGGCGGCGAGCCGACCACCGCAGTATGTTTTGGCGGTGTATACAGCGATGACAACCCGGCCCCCTGCGATTTACCCAACGCCCTGCATATCAGCTTCCCGGATTCGGCCGTGCTGCAGTACAACCCGGACGACAGCAGCTTTCTACTGACTGGCGCCAAAACCGCACACGTCAGCGTTGCCGAAAAAACGACATGGGACTGCCCGGATACAGAGTTTCTTGGGAAAGTCACAGCAGAAACCCTGAGCATAACGGAGGGCGGCGAAATGAAGGGCGATATCGAACACACCGGCGGCAAGTTCAGCTCAAATGGCGTTGTGGTCGATGACCATAAACACGATGGCGTTAAGTCAGGTGGCGATGAATCAGGAGGGCCAGTTAAATGATGTATCTCGGCATGAATGCCGGCAACGGCGAAGAAATTACCGATATGGATCATATCAGGCAGTCCATCACGAACATTCTCGCCACACCAGTTGGCACGCGGGTTATGCGCAGGGAATACGGCAACCTCATCTCCACCCTGACCGATACCCCCATGAATGACACCATCAAACTGCAAATGATGTCTGCCGTTTACGGTGCCGTCATGCGCTGGGAGCCGAGAGTGATTATCCGCGCCATGAATCTGACACCAGGGGAGACAGACGGATCCCTGATTGCTGATCTGGTCTGCTGCCGTAGCGACGGGGACGCCACATTTACATTATCTGCGCAGTTACCTTTCGGAGTTGCATCATGAGCACCGTTGATATCTCTCGGTTACCACCGCCAGATGTGATCGAGCAGCTCAACTATGAAACGCTGCTGACGGCCATTCAACAGCGCATTATCGAACTGACCGATGAAGAAAAAAGGCCCGCCATCCGGGCAACACTGGCGCTGGAGTCGGAGCCACTCACAATACTGACGCAGGCATATGCCTACCGGGCGTTACTGGCTCGTCAGCGCGTGAACGATGCAGCTCGCGCCGTTATGCTGGCTTATGCCAGCGGCACAGATCTGGATAACCTGGTAGCCAGTTTCAACGTACAGCGCTTAGTGATCCGCCCTGCCGATCCGACAACCACCCCACCCACACCTGCTGTTATGGAGTCTGACAGCGATCTGCGCAAGAGGGCACCGCAGGCATTTGAGGGGCTGAGCGTAGCGGGTCCGACTGCCGCCTATGAGTTTTTTGCCCGAAGCGCCGACGGTAAGGTTGCTGATGCTAAAGCCATCAGCCCATCACCGGCATGCGTCACGGTCAGTATTCTTTCCCGTGACGGTGACGGTTCGGCGGATAGCGCGCTGCTCAATATTGTGAGTGCCGCCCTGAATGATGAAGATACCCGCCCGGTTGCCGACCGACTAACTGTACAGTCAGCAGAGATCGTTAACTACAACATCACCGCCACTGCGTACTGCCAGCCCGGACCAGAAATGGAACCCATACAGCAGGCCGCAATGCAGAGACTACAGGACTACATCAATACCCGGCACCGCATTGGCCTGAGCGTATGGCGCTCGGCTATCGACGCTGCAATTTCTGTCGAAGGTGTTGTGCACGTGGTAATCACCGAACCTGAAGATGACATCATGATTGGCAAAACGCAGGCGTCTTACTGTGCCGCACCGCAATTGTCTGTGGTGGCCATGAATGACTGAGAGGCTTCTTCCCGCCGGTGCAACGCAGCTTGAGCTGCACGTCGAACAGGCCAGCGCAGAAGTTAGCGCAGTCAACGTCCCGCTGCGCGAGTTATGGAACCCGGATACCTGCCCGGTCAGACTATTACCCTATCTGGCTTGGGCGTTCTCGGTTGATCGCTGGGACGATAAATGGGGCGAAGCCACAAAACGCAGTGTTATCAAAGGCTCTTATTTTCTGCACCGACACAAGGGCACCATTGGTGCCCTGCGCCGCGCCGTTGAGCCGATGGGCTATCTGATAAGCGTAACGGAGTGGTGGCAGAATGATAAGCCCCCCGGCACCTTTGAGATGGAAGTTGCTGCGCTGGATACCGGCGTCACGGTTGAGATGTACGCCGAACTTGAGCGCGTCATCAACGACGCCAAACCGTGCAGCCGTCACCTGACCTTACTCACCATCTCGATAGAAACACGCGGTGAAATTCCCGTCGCCGCAGCGGCTTACGATGGCGACATTGTGACCGTGTATCCCTATTTTCCTGACAGCATCGAAAGCAGCATGACCGCATACGCCCGCGCTGCGGTGCACGTGACAGATACTATGGAGATTTTCCCATGACCGCGCCGTACTACACGCTTCTTACCAGGACTGGTGCCGCAAAGCTCGCGAACGCGACAGCAACTAACACACCACTCAACATTACTCAGATGGGCGTGGGTGATGCCAACGGCACGGTACCCACACCAGATCCGGGGCAAACCAGCCTGATTCACGAACGCCGGCGCGCGAACCTCAACACGCTGAAGACCGATCCGAATAACCCTAACCAAATCATTGCCGAACAGGTCATTCCGGATAACGTCGGCGGCTGGTACATCAGGGAGCTGGGCCTGTATGACGCCGAGGGCGATCTGATTGCTGTCGGCAGCTGCCCGCCCTCCTACAAACCGCTGATTGAAGAAGGTGCCAGCCGCGAACAGGTGATTCGCATGGTCATAGTCGTTACCAGCGACGACGCGGTGACACTGAAGATTGATCCGGCCGTTGTGCTGGCGACACGGGAGTATGTTGACGATTCGATAGAGGCTCATGCAAAAAGCCGTAACCATCCGGACGCCACCACAAAAGCCCGGGGGCTTGTGCAGCTCAGCAGCGAAACCGACAGTGACGACGAAACAAAGGCCGCCACACCGAAGGCGGTGAAAGCGGTTAAATCCGTTGCAGATGCCGCCGTCAAAACGGTCAACACCCACAAACCCGACGAGCACGGCAACGTAAAGCTCGGCAGCGCAGCGGACGCGGACATTGTCGAATCCATGACCGATACGACAGCAGGGCGTGCTCTGGTTGTTGGGTATGGTGGTCTTGGCGGCACAGCCCCCCGAACAGCGGTGGTGGCTTCTGACAACTATGACAATATACCAATCGGGCTACCATCAGGCTTCTGGACGCATGCTGTTGCTGGCGGTCCATTCGCCCACACACTGACTCTTCTGCAAGACGGTGGTGGGAACAGGGACGACAGACATTTGATTATTCCGTTCAACAGCACAGGCAAAATTGCGATTCGCTGGGATGGCGGGCAAACAAAGAGTTACCAATATCTTTATACCGACAAGAATAAACCCACCGCCGGAGATGTCGGAGCCATGCCGTACTTTGGTACCGCCCTGAGCGTTGACCTCAATACGCTGGGAGACTACAGCGCGGCGGGCATTCATTATCAGCCAACCAATGCCGGGGCAACCGCTGCATTCCACTACCCCGTATCAGAGGCCGGTACGCTGGAGGTTACTCCCAGCGCTTATGGCTGCCAGCAGGAATACACCACCTTTGGTAACGGGCGTAAGTTTGTACGCGGGCTTTCGGGTCCGTGGAACGGTAAGGACGGCCCGTGGGAACCCTGGAAGGATTATCTGCTTACCAGTGGCGGAGAGGTAACCGGCACGCTTACTCAGAACAGCGTGTCTCAGGCCACCTATAACCAGACGGCATTAAGCGGGGGAAGCAGGGGCGGGAAAAATTGCCTGCGCAAGTTCCGGGGCGGCTCAGGTGATACCATCTGGCACGAAACGGTTCAGGGCAGCGTTTACCGTCTGGCAACAGGAGATGCCGACACTGAGGATGAGATGGTCCTGAATGGAGGCGTCAGCGTGACGTACAGGGGGGAGGTTATCAGCGGCTCTGCCAACAGCTTCCGCATTGCCTACGGTGCCTATGGCGCGTTCTGGCGCAATGACGGCATGCATCTGTATCTGATGCTGACCAACAAAAATGACCCGCACGGCAACTACAACGCCCTGCGTCCGTTTTACGTGGACCTTGCCACGGGTGATATCACTATCGGCACCCCTCTGTCGGTCAGCAAGGAAGTCACGGCGGGGTATGGCGGGACGTATGCATTTGCTGAACAGTATGCGGCCAAGGCAGCATTTTATAATGCCTTTGCCACCACCGGCACCAGTGAGTTCCATCCGGTCATTAAGCAGCAGGCAACCGTAACGGGTAAGAACTCATGGGCTTTCTCAATGGGGGCGCTGGTCAGCGGCACAGAGCTTTCCTGGCACCTGCACATGAAGGGCAGCGGCAGCGGCGATATTCACTACACCTGGGATGTGAACGGCAACTTCACCGCGCCCGGAGAGCTGATACCGGGCAAGTGGAACAACTTTGACGCCCGCTATCTGGGCCACGCAGCCTTAACCACCTTCGGCGCAGTCGGCTCCCTGGCTTTCCTTTCAAACAACACCGCAACGACAATTGCGCCCGGTGCGACGGTCGCGGGCTCCTCCATGTCCTATGCAGGCGTCGGGGCTGACTGGGGCGAGAACGGCGGCGACTTTGCGAAGGTCTCACGTAGCGGGACACCTGCTGGCACATGGCGCTGCATGGGCTACTGCGTGGGCCACTGGGGAGATGGCGGTAACGCCTCCCTGTTTATCCGGATTGCATGAGGAAAAAGGTATGTTAAAAACACCGGCAGCCCCGAAGAACGCGCGGTACTCCGCGCCAGATAACTCAATGATTGACTGCATTATCGGACTCAGTATGGTGGAAGACAGCAAGGACACGCTGGAGGTCCCCTTTACGGCCAGCCCTGATGACCCGGAAGAATATGGCCGTCAGCTGTTTGCAGACCTGATTGCCGGGAAGTATGGAGAGGTTGAACCGTACGTCCCGCCGGTTACTGAGCCGCCGGAAGCAGACCCCGGAAGAAAAAAAATAATACTGCTGGCAGAAGCTGAGCGCATCATCGGCCTGCTGGCCCGCGCAGTGAAGTACGGCATGGCAACGGAGCAGGAAAAGGCAGACCTGGAAGCCTGGGAGAAGTACAGCGTACTTGTGAACAGGGTTAACCAGGAAAAGCCTGAATGGCCGCAGAAGCCAGGCCAGGAGATCAGAAAGCCACAAGGTACCGCAAACAAAAGAGCCACCAGGGCAGAAAAAAAGCCAAATTGACGCCGCTACACCTCTTATTGTTGTGCCAGCGATGACACAACAATAAGAGCATGCACAACAATTTTTCCACTGCAATCATGGGAGAAAAACCAGCGGAGTTATCCAGCATGTCAGCAGATCAGTACCATCACGGTGCGCGCATCATTGAAGTCAATGACGGCAGCCGAAGCATTCAGACCGTCAGCACCGCAATCATTGGCATGGTCTGCACCGGAAAGGATGCCGATGCCGACACCTTCCCTGTCAATAAACCCGTCCTCATAACCAATGTGCAGGCCGCAGCTGGCAAGGCTGGCGATGCGGGCACGCTGGCCGCGTCCCTCCAGGCCATCGCGGATCAAGCTCGCCCGGTCACCGTCGTTGTGCGTGTTGAGGATGGCGCTGACACGGATGAGACGACCAGTAACGTTATTGGCACTGCTGATGAAAATGGCAATTACACCGGCATGAAAGCCATGTTGAATGCGCAGTCCCTGCTCGGCGTGAAGCCGCGCATTTTGGGTGTACCGGGACTGGACAATAAGGATGTTACCGCAGCAATGGTTGCTATCGCACAGAAGCTGCGCGGCTTTACTTACGCCAGCGCGTGGGGCTGCGACAACATTTCTGACGCCATTACCTACCGTAATAACTTCAGTCAGCGCGAGCTGATGCTGCTCTGGCCTGATTTTGTGGACTGGAACACAGTCACCAGCCAGGAAGATGTTGCCATGGCAACCGCCCGTGCACTGGGACTTCGTGCGCAGATCGACCAAAGCATTGGCTGGCACAAAACGCTGTCCAACGTTGGCGTCAACGGCGTTACCGGCATTTCGAAGGGCGTTTACTGGGATCTGCAGGAAACCGGCACCGATGCCGATTTACTCAACCAGAACTGCGTTACAACTATCATCAATAAAGATGGCTATCGCTTCTGGGGCAATCGTACCTGTTCAGACGATCCAAAATTTGCTTTTGAGAACTACACCCGTACCGCTCAGGTACTGGCAGATACCATCGCCGAAGCGCAGCTGTGGGCGATGGATATGCCAATGACACCATCGCTTATCAAAGACATGGTGCATGACATTAACGCCAAATTCCGCAGCCTGGTAAATAATGGATATCTCATTGGAGGCAGTTGCTGGTATGACCCGGATGCTAACCCACCGGAGAACGTCGCCGCCGGCAAAGCTATTCTGGACTACGACTACACCCCCGTGCCGCCACTCGAAGATCTTACCCTGCGCCAGCGCATCACCGATCGCTACCTTGCGGACTTCTCCAAAGGTATCAACAGTTAAGAGGAAAGCCCGCCATGGCCTTACCGAGAAAACTAAAACACTTCAATGTGTTTCTTAATGGTTACGACTACCACGGCGTCGCCGAATCAGTAGATCTGCCCAAGCTCACCCGTAAGTTTGAGAACGGCCGCTATGCCGGCATGCCTGGCTCAGCTGCTGCTGATATGGGTCTGGACGATGAAGCCCTGACCATGAACTGGACGCTCGGCGGTTATGACAGTGAAGTTTATAAGCAAATGGGTAGCCCCGTTGTCGATGGCTGCATGGTGCGCTTCGCCGGCTCTTTACAGCGTGACGACACCGGCGAGATTTCAGCTATCGAAGTGGTTGTTCGTGGCCGGCACAAAGAAATTGATCCGGGAACCAGTAAAGAAGGTGACAACACTTCACTTAAAACCACCACTATCTGTACTTACTACAAGCTGACGATCGACGGTGAGGAGCTGATTGAAATTGATGTCGTCAACATGATTGATAAGGCTGGCGGCGTTGATCGCATGGCCCAGCATCGTAAGAACATCGGCCTGATGTAATCCGGCCATCACCGAACGACGGAGCAACAGTATGAGCAAGAGCAACGACAACATGACCACCGTTACGCTTGATTATCCAATCAAGCGTGGCGATACCGAAATCACCGAAATAACCCTGATCCGCCCTAATAGCGGAAGTCTGCGCGGTACTACCCTTACCGCCCTCATGGAAATGGATGTTATCGCCCTCAGCAAGATATTGCCGCGCATCAGCTCTCCGGCTCTTGTGACAGAAGATGTGCAAAAAATGCCACCTTCCGATCTTGTTCAACTGGGTATGGGCGTTCTCGGTTTTTTGTTGCCGAACTCGGCGAAGGACGACCTCCCGACGGCATGACGGTAGAAGACCTGATGGCAGATGTTGCGGTCATATTTCACTGGCCGCCGTCAGAGATGTACCCCATGACAATCACCGAGCTGCTGAACTGGCGAGAGAAAGCAGCCAGACGAAGCGGCGAAGACGATGAGTGACAGAAAGCTACAACTTCAGGTTATGTTAAGCGCGGTGGATAAAATCACCGCCCCCCTCAAGAACATCCAGGCGGCAAATAAGCGCCTGGCAACCGCCACCCGCGAAACACGCCAGCAAATCAAAGCACTGGAAAGCCAGGCATCAAGGGTTGATACCCTCAATAAGCTGCAGGGTTCAGTCAAACAGACCGCAGAGCGCCTGCGCGAATCCTCCATTGCCCTGCAACACATGAGGCAGGAGTACCGGCAGACTGAGAACCCGACAAAGTCATTTACCGCCGCGCTCAATCGGCAGAACCGCGAACATCAGAAGCTACTGGACTCGCAGCGCAGAGAGGTGAACGAACTCACACGGCTGCGCAGCGAGTTACGCCATAACGATATCGACACAAAGGACCTGGCTTATTCGCAGGCGCTACTCAGCAAAAAAACCATGCTGGCTAACACAGCAATGGCAAAGCAGGAATCCCAGCTCAAGCGCAATAGCGACATGCTTCAGCGGTACCAGAAAGCCAAAGAGATCCGCAACAACCTTGCCATCAAGGGCGGGATCATGATGGCCGGCGGCGGTGCCACAATGGCAACATTTGCCCCAGCCATCCATCAGGCAACGGAATATCAGCAGCAGCTCACACAGTTGAAGGCCATGGGTGTGGGTGATGAGTTTTTGCAGCAATCACAGAAATATGCCGAAAGCATGAACGTGATGGGCAGTAGCACAACCGAAAACCTGAAGATAATCAAGGAGGCCTATTCCGTTCTGCGTAACGGTCACGAAGCCCTCGACGTTTCGCCAGCACTCGCCCAGGTTCAGGTTGCACAAAAAATCCTGATGTCGAACGGCACCATTAAGCACGAAGACCAGGACGAGCAGAACAGCGACAGTCAGGCGCTGGTTAAAGTGGCTGAGCTGCTAAATCACATTTCATCGGTCAAAGAGTTCACCAGCTTTGCCAACCTCGCAACGAAAGCCAATGCCGCATCAGGTGGCATGGTGACCGCACGCGACTATCGTGACGTGGTTTCAACCGCTGGAGTCGCTGTCAGCAATATCGACCCGAAAGCCTTCTTCTTCACCCTCTCCCACCTAATCCAGGAGAAAGGCGGTCAGCGCACCGGTACCGGGCTGGCGAGCGCTTACCAGAACATGGTTATGGGCAGGGAAACCAAAGCCGCTGCCGAAGAGCAGCAAAAAATCGGCCTTCTGCGCCCGGATGCCATCCAGTACACCAGGACAGGGCAACTGGCAAAGGTGAAAGCCGACGGGATCGTTAACTCCACCCTTTTTCGCACCAACCCATACCAGTACCTGATGACAGAGATTGTTCCCCGCATCCGCAAGGCGCACCCGGAGCTGAACGAAGCAGGCATGGAAATGGCGATAGCGAAGCTTTTCTCCAGCCGCACCGCGCAGGACATCATGGTGACGATGTACAAACAGCGGAGCAATATAGACAAGCAGGTTAAAGCTGGCGATGCAGCACAAACCACCCAGCAGATAATTTCCAGCAACAAAAATTCCGCCGTCGGACAGCAGATGCGCATGGCTGCGGAAAAGGCCAACCTGCGCAAACAGATTGGTGCCGACATTATGCCGCTTTACGTTAAATCGCTAAGCGCCATGGCGAGCATTCTGCACAAAATCAATACCGAAATGACGAAACACCCCAAAGCCGCTAAATACCTTGTTGAAGGTATCGCCGGGATAGCCGCGCTGACAGTAGCGCTGGGTGGGCTGGCTGTAGCGATAGCGTCAATAATTGGGCCGTTCGCCGCCCTGCGATACGCCTTTGGTATGTTGCGCGGCGGCAGAGCTGCTGCCCGTGATATCCGGCTTATAAAGGCGGCAATTAACGAGCTGAACGGCGTCGAGACAGTTGCGAAAAAAATCGGGCTTCTGACACGCGCATTCCGTTTCGCAAAAGTCGCCATGATGTCATTTGGCGAATCCATGTGGGCACTGATGGCAAACCCTGTCATTGCCGCTATTGCAATAGCCATTGCCGCGCTCGGATTTGCCGCCTATGAATTATGGAAGCACTGGGACAAGGTGGGCCCGGCACTGAAGAAGTTCTGGAAAGATATCTGCGATGACGTCAGCGCCGCATGGGATTACCTTAAAAACAAATGGCAGGGCATGATGGCATGGTTTGAAGGGCTACCGGCGCGCTTTAAGGCATTCGGCAGCAACATTATTAACAGCCTTATGAGCGGCATCGACGAGAAGTGGAAGGCGCTGAAAGACAAAATCAGCAAGATGACCGACATGCTCCCCGCATGGATGAGGCCGGGTGACGATAACACAGCCACCTCCACCGACACCCCAGCGAACAGCAGGCCAGTTAAACCAAACTGGAGTCCCATTCGGCCACCTGCCGCCGCCGCGCCGGGCCATGGAGCCATTCCCGCCCCCGTCAATGTCCACGTATACCCGTCCCAGGGCATGGACGAGCGAGCACTGGGCCAGCATGTCGCAAAAGCTATCGATAAAACCCAGCGGCAACAGCGCGCATCACAGCGCAGCAAACTGGCCGACGTTGATTAACCCGGAGAACAACACATGATGATGGCGCTGGGGCTGTTCGTTTTTATGCGACAAACAATCCCCTACCAGAATTTTGAGCATCAGACAGGATGGCGCCACCCGAGCAACAGCCGCGTCGGTCTGCGACCGGCGACGCAGTTTCTGGGACAGGATGACGAAACGATCAGTTTGTCCGGCGTGCTACTCCCTGAACTCACCGGCGGTACATTGTCGCTGGAAGCGCTGCGCTTAATGGCCGACACCGGTCAGGCATGGCCGCTAATTGAAGGAACCGGATTCATTTACGGCATGTTTGTGATTACCGGTCTCAGTAAAACCCGCAACGAGTTTTTTGAGGATGGCGCAGCGCGCCGCATTGAATTCAGCCTCTCGCTAAAGCGCGTGGATGATAATCTGCGTCACCTACTTGGCGATCTTAATCTCAGCAAGTACATACCATGATCAGCCCATCAGATATTTCCAGCCAGGCGCAGCGGTTGCTTTCGGCCGCACCTGACTACGCCCTTTTTGTCGATGACAATAACATCACTACTAACGTTAAAGGGCGACTGATCTCTCTAACCCTCACGGACAATCGCGGATTTGACGCCGACCAGCTCGACATCGAGCTTGACGACGCAGACGGGAAACTTGAGCTACCTCGACGTGGTGCCAGTATTCGCCTGTCCCTTGGCTGGGCGGGTGAAAAGCTGGTTGATAAGGGTTCATTCACCGTGGATGAGGTTGAGCACAGCGGCACGCCGGACGTGCTGACCATTCGCGCCCGCAGCGCGGATTTCAGGGATACACTGAACACCAGGCGCAATGCCTCTTATCATCAGGTTACCGTCGGCGACATTGTTAGTAAGATCGCCGCACGTAACAAACTGACTGCGGGTATCGCTCAGTCCATGGCATCAATCCCAATTCCCCACATGGATCAGACGAATGAATCAGACGCCAACCTGCTAACCCGCCTCGCAAAACAGGAAGGTGCGATAGCCACCATCAAGGCCGGAAAACTGCTTTTTATCGAGCCTGGTAAGGCGCTCACAGCCAGCGGGACACCGCTTGGAACAGTCACCATTTCGCGACAGGATGGGGACGGCCATCAGTTTGTTATTGCCGATAGAGATGCCTACACCGGCGTACAGGCCCACTGGCTGGACACTCGACAGGGCAAGAAAAAGACCGTCGCTGTCCACCGGGTGAAAAGAAAACATAAATCAACACCGGACAAAACCAAACCCAACAAGCCCGCGCCGGAGGGTGACTATCTCGCCGGCAGTGATGGCAACGTGCTGGTTATGCGTCACACCTACGCCTACGAATCCACAGCTGAACGCGCCGCGAAAGCTATGTGGAAGCGGCTGCAGCGCGGCGTTGCCTCCCTGTCGCTAACCCTGGCAAAAGGCAGGCCCGATTTGTTTCCTGAACTGCCTGTTAACGCCCAGGGCTTTAAGAAACAAATCAACGACACACAGTGGCTACTGGTAACCGTCACACATCAGTTAAGTGACAGCAGTTACACGCAAGAATTAGAAATGGAAGTCCGGGCGCAGGATGTGGAAATGGATTAGCGGCGCATTTCCGGCTAACATAATGATGACGCCAGCCCCCTGAACCCAAGGGGAATAATCATGTTTAAATGCCATCACTGCGGCTGTGCTGCACATACCCGCTCAAGTCGCGACATGTCCAGCAAAACGGTAGAACGCTATTACCAGTGCCAGAACATCAACTGCTCAGCCACCTTTGGAACAAAGGAGTCATGGGATAAAGATTTTGTGGTGCCAAACCGGAAGAACTTTGCGGAGCCGCATCAGAGCAAAGACGGTCAGTTAGGGATTGATTACGACGAGGAAAAGGACGAGGAAGTATAGCTGCAGCACAGCCAAAACCGGCATTGTTGGCCGGTTTTTTTATTGGCGATTCAAAAGTTTCTGATACACTGCGCGACGGGTGCCTTCGACTGACGGTCGGAGGTTTCACCAAAGGCCGGATGTGGAAAGGCCCCGGAAACATTTCTGTTAACCGAGGCCCTAACCGTCTACCCTCAACAAGTGAAGGTTAGCGCCTCTCCGTAAAAGGAGCAAGCGCTATGTCGCAAAAATCGTTCACCACCGTCTCAATCTGTATTGCGACGGTCCTCATAATCTGGATCCTGCGCGGTTCGCTGTGCGAGTTTCACTTAACAATATGGGGAGCGGAGTTTGCGGCAAGCCTGCAACACTGTAAAAAGTAA